TACGGAACCGGGAAAAGAACTTCTAAAAATACCGAAGTTGCATAATAAGTATTTGAAGATACTCATTTCGCATAGATTGGCTTCTAAGAAAGCCAACTTTGATTATTTAAGACTGAAGAAAGTCAAAGAAGAATATTATAATGGTACCATGTCGGAAGAAGAACTGGAACAATATGGTTGGGAGCCATTTCTTTTGAATATCAAAACTAAACAGGGTATCGAAAGATATATAGATTCTGATAAAGAACTCATACGTCTACTTGAAAAAAAATTATATCATGATGAATCTGTTGCAGCGTGTGAATCAATCATGCAGGAATTAAAAAGCAGGACGTATCAATTGAGAGATTATATTTCATGGGAAAGATTTATAGGTGGAAACTAATTTAATAATTCGAAAAGAAAATGAATCATATGTGAAGGTTGTTTGTGAAAGAAGTACAGCACAAGAACTGTCAGATTATTTCACATTCTATGTTCCTGGGCATCAATTTACTCCCGCATATCGAAACAAAATATGGGACGGAAAAATAAGATTGTTTGATTTAAGAAGCAATCTAATATACCATGGGTTATTACAATATATAGAAATTTTTGCAAATGAAAGAAATTATAAATTAGAATATACTGATCCGCGCCCAGATTTAACGGATGATTTTTCCGAGAATTTAGCAAATAAATTTTTTGAAGAAATAAATCCACACTCAAATAACAAAGCACTTACTGTAGACGAGCATCAAAAAAGAGCATTCCTATATGCTATGCGTAACAAAAGAGTGTTGCTTGTTTCACCAACAGCATCAGGAAAATCACTTATCATTTATCTTCTAATACGTCAATTTTTAAACTATCACTGTAAAAAAGGTTTAATTGTTGTACCTACAACATCTCTTGTAGAGCAACTCTATTCAGACTTCAAAGATTACTCATCAAAAAACGAATGGAAACCTGAAGAGAATCTACACAGGGTATACGAAGGTAAAAGTAAACACAGTGATTTACCTTTGATCATTTCTACTTGGCAATCAATTTATAAACAACCCAAAGAATATTTTGAACAGTTTGATTTTGTAATAGGTGATGAAGCGCATCGTTTCAAAGCACAATCGCTCACATCAATTTTAACTAATTGTATCAATGCAAAGTATCGCATAGGGTTGACTGGTAGTTTAGATGGCACTCAAACACATAAATTGGTTCTTGAGGGGCTTTTTGGTATTAGTGAAAAAGTAGCTACAACCAAAGAGCTAATGGACAAAAAAAGATTAGCAGATTTTGAAATAAAATGTTTAGTGCTGAAGCATCCTGAAGATGTATGCGCAAAACTTAAAAAAAGCACATATCAACAAGAAATAGAATACTTAATACTAAATGAGTCAAGAAACAAATTCATAAAAAATTTAACTTTATCATTAAAAGGAAATACACTCATATTGTATCAATATGTTGACAAACATGGAAAAATATTGTATGATTTGATTGATGCCTCAAATCAAAACAAAGAAAGGAAAATATTTTTTATTTCAGGAAAAACAGAAGTTGAAATCAGAGAAGAGGTCAGAAGTATAACAGAAAAAGAAAATAATGCAATCATTGTCGCATCATATGGCACTTTTTCCACTGGTATTAATATTAGAAACCTTCATAATGTAATCTTTGCTTCACCTTCGAAATCTAGAATAAGAAACTTGCAGTCTATAGGTAGAGCTTTGAGATTGGGTGACAATAAAGAAAAAGCTGTTTTATACGATATTGCAGATGACATGAGGCACGAAAAATATATGAATCATACACTTAAACATTTTGTAGAAAGAACTAAACTATATAATGAAGAAAAGTTCTCCTACAAACTTTACAAAATAGGAATCAAAAATGCAAACAATCAAATTAGTTAGATTGCATAATGATGAATTGATTATCACAGGAATGGAAACAACAGAAAATGGTTACATCTTTAAAGAACCTTTTATTGTTTTCCTTTTCGCTGATGAAAAAACTGGAAGACAATCCATAACTCTTGATTATTGGTTGCCAGTTCCAATCATGGAGAACAATGAAGCATTTATAAAGAATGATGACATTCTCGTCAAGATGACTCCTTCTTCCGTTTTTATGGAATACTATCAGAATGCAGTAACAAAAGCACAGGAAAAAAGAAAGAAGCAAAAAGAAAACTTTCTGGAAGAAGATGATGCTATGACACAGGAAGAAATGAAATTATTGTTGGAAACTATTGAAGCACCTGATTCCAAATATATTAATTAGTTATTAACTTGCAGAGGGTACATAGTGGAGTATGAACTCTTGTCAAGTGAAAATCAAGACATAAAATGGTGAATATGAATACAAATACCAAAAAACATTACATTAACAACGCAGACTTTTGCAAAGCACTTGTCGATTACAAACAGTCAGTTCAAAAGGCAAAAGAAGAAAATTTACCTAAACCTGTAATACCAAACTATATCGGCGAATGTTTTATGAAGATTGCCGAAGGGTTGTCGCACAAACCTAATTTTATAAATTATACCTATCGTGATGAGATGGTTGCAGATGGTATTGAAAATTGTCTAATGTATTTTGAAAACTTTAATGTTGATAAGTCAAGTAATGCCTTTGCTTATTTTACTCAGATCGTTTACTACGCTTTTCTTCGAAGGATTCAAAAAGAAAAAAAGCAAACATATGTAAAATATAAATCAACTGAAAACTTTGCAATTTTAGAAGAAATCGATTTACTCGGGTTTGATGAGATTAATTCGAAACCATTTGAACTATACGATAACATTTCAGAGTTTATTGAAACTTTTGAGGAAACCAAAAAGAAAAAACGAGCAATAAAAAAAGAAAAAGGTATTGAAAAATTTTTAGAGGAATGACTATGTTTGAATATGATAAAAAAGTTGGCTTTACTTGCTCTTGTTTTGATTTGTTTCATGCTGGGCATGTAATGATGTTAAAAGAGGCAAAAACACAATGTGATTGGTTAATCGTTGGGCTGCAAACTGATCCCACCATAGATCGCCCAGAAAAAAATAAACCGGTACAATCGATTCTTGAACGATACATTCAGCTTGAAGCCTGTAAGTACGTCGATCAAATCATTCCTTATTCTACCGAAAAGGACTTGATGGACATCTTGACATCCTATAACATTGATGTTAGAATTATAGGTGAAGAGTATAAAGATAAGCAGTTCACGGGTAAGTCGCTATCGATACCCATTCATTACAATAGTAGAAAACACAGCTTCAGTTCAACAGAACTGAGGACCCGAATAGCAAACGCGAACCAATATAAAACCACAGAATGAAAGTTGCACTCATCACAGACCAGCATTTTGGAGCAAGAAATGATTCAGTTCATTTCTTGGATTTCTATGAAAAATTTTATGAAATCTTTTTTCAAGAGCTTGATGAGCGCGATATAAAACAGGTCTTTATTCTTGGAGACACCTTTGATCGTAGAAAATACGTAAATTTTTATTCTTTTCAAAGAGCAAAAGCTATGTTCTTTGATAAACTCAAAGATAAAAATATTAATGTTTGTATGTTGGTAGGTAATCACGACACGTACTACAAAAATACAAATTCGGTCAATTCTCCAGAATTGTTGTTGATGGATTATGATAATATTAATATCATCAATGATCCGAAAACAATAGAAGTTGAAGGCACAAAAATCTGTATGATGCCATGGATTTGTGCCGAGAACTATGATGCTTCAATGAATGAGTTGAGGACCACAGAAAGCACCATTTGCATGGGTCATTTCGAAATTCAGGGCTTTCAAATGTACAGAGGTGCACCCTCTCACGAAGGATTAGAACCTAAACTTTTTGATAGATTCGATTATGTTTTTTCCGGGCACTATCATCACAAATCTTCATATAAAAATATACATTACCTTGGTAATCCTTATGAACTTACTTGGCAAGATTATGATGATCACAGAGGATTTCATATATTCGATTTAGAAAATAAACAGATTGAGTTTATTAAAAATCCATATAGCATTTT